ATGAACAACGGCACCGCTGGCAAGCGCCAGCTCACCGCTGCCGAAGTGGCCAAGCTCAGCCCCGAGGAGCTGGTGAAGGCCCGCGAGGACGGCCTCCTGAAGGACTACCTCGCCTCCTGACGAGACGCGCACAGGGCCCTGCGGCTGGCCCGGCCTCGTCACCCCCGGCTGACGCACGAGTGCGAGGCCGCGTCCACTAACCCTCTGAGACCAAGGAGAAATCATGGTCTTCAAGCCGGAGGTCTGGACTGCCCAGGCCCTCGTCTCCCTCCGCAAGGCCCTGGTCTACGCGGCGCCCCAGATCGTGAACCACGACTACGAGGGCGAGATCAAGAAGGTCGGCGACACCGTCCACATCAAGATGCTGGGCGACGTGACGGTGAAGCCGTACACGTCCGGCCAGGACATCACGTACGAGGACGTCCCGGATGCCGAGGCGACCCTCAAGGTCGACCAGGCCGACTACTTCGCCTTCAAGGTCGATGACATCGACAAGGCCCAGGCGGGCGACGAGATGGCGGCCCGCACCGACGCGGCCTCCTGGAAGATGGCGGAGAAGGTCGACTCGTTCGTGGCGGGCCTGTACACCCAGGTCCAGTCCGCGAACGTCCTGTCGTCCACCGCGATCACCAGCGGCGACGCGGCGTACAACGCGCTGGTCGACCTGAAGGTCCGTCTGGACGAGTGCAACGTCCAGGCCAACGGCCGGTACGTCGTGGTCCCGAGCTGGTACCACGGTCAGCTTCTGAAGAGCCCGAACTTCATCAACGCCGAGAAGGCGGCCGACGGTGGCGCTGCCCTCCGCAACGGCCAGGTGGGCCGTGCTGCGGGCTTCGACATCCTCACGTCCAACGCGGTCCCGATCATCTCCGGCGACGACTACGCCGTGATGGCGGGCGTCAGGGACGCGATCTCCTTCGCGGACCAGGTCACCGAGATCGAGCCCATCCGACTCCAGAACACGTTCGCCTCGGCCGTGCGTGGTCTCCACGTCTACGGCGCGAAGGTCATCCGGCCGGACGCTCTCGCCGTGCTGACCGCCTCCAAGTCCTGACGAACCCCTGAGAGGTAACCACCATGGCGCGTACCGCTGTGCCTCTGTCCAACCTGGTGGGCAACGGGAGCCTGGCCGACCCGGCCGGGACCACCCTGGACGCCACCAACGACCACTCCATCGACGTGGCCGTGACGCACCCGGAGGAGATCGTCATCCGGGTCACCAACACCCACAGCTCGGACCACACGGTCACCGTCAAGGCGGGCGGCTCCAACCCTCCGGTCTGGCGCGGCGGCCAGGGAGACATCACCGCCACCGTGACCGCCACCTCCGGCGTCACCTGGATCGGCCCGCTCTCCAGCTCGCGCTTCCTCCAGGCGGGCAACGTCCTGTACGTGGACATCGAGTCGGGTCACACCGGCAAGATCACCGCGTTCAAGGTCCCGCGAGGGGTCTGAGCATGGCCGACACCGCGTACTTCCGGGGCGAGGGCGGCCACGTGTGGGAGATGGACCTCCCGCTCAGTGACCAGCACGCCCGAGCGCACGAGGAGGGACGGCTCGTCCGCGTGAACAAGGACGGGTCGCCCTACACCGAGCCGGCCACCAAGGAATCCGGTGGCAAGCGGGCCCCCAAGACCCCGGCCAAGACCGAGGAGAAGAGCTGATGGCGCGTACCGCCCTCACCCCCCAGCGGTTCGCCACCACCGGCCTGACCGCCACTTATGCGACGCCGGACGCGGCGGGAGTCTCCCTGCGCTCCAGCGGCAAGCAGGTGCTCCACGTCAAGAACGGCTCGGGCTCCTCGATCACCGTGACCCTGAAGATCGGGCGCACCGTCGAGGGCCAGGCCGTCACCGCCCCCGCCGTCACGGTGGCCGCCGGTGCGGACAAGTTCTTCGGTCCGTTCAACGACAACTACGAGCAGCCCGACGGCAAGGACATCGTGTTCGTGGACTTCTCGTCCGTCACGAGCGTCACGGTCGCCTGCCTGTCGCTCTGAGCCGGAGGAGGCGTCCATGGCGTACGCCACCGTCGCGGAGTTCACCGAGTTCCTCGATCCGGATCCTGTCCCGGCCAACGCCGCCCGACTGCTGGACCGGGCCTCCACGAGGCTCGACCAGCTCCTGATGGGTGCGGTGTACAAGACCGATGACGACGGCCTCCCCCTGGACCCTGCCCTCGCGGCGGCGTTCCGGGAGGCCGTCTGCATCCAGGCCCAGTACATCGATTCTCTCGGGGACGAGACGGGGGCCATGGCCAACGTTTCCCAGATGCATCTGGGCAACCAGAAGATCGTCCGGGCCCTGTCGGTCGTCGGCAGCGGCACCCCCAGGGTCTCCCCCGACCTGGTGGCCCTGCTCCAGACCAAGGGCCTGTGGCCGGTGAACCCGTACGTGTGGGGGTGAGCTGTGCTGCTCCTCCCCACCCACACGGTCACGATCCTGAGCCGGCCAGCACCCATTAGGGACCGGCAGAACAACCGGGTCGTGGACTGGTCGACGGCCACCAGGACCTCGTACCAGGGCCGTGTGGAGCCGCTCAGCAGCTCGGAAACGGTTCAGCAAAACGACCAGGTCGTCACCGCCCTGGACTGCTTCCTGCCACCGTCAGCGGTCGTCACGGAGTACGACCGGGCCGAGATCGACGGCGTCACGTATGAGGTCGACGGCAAGCCCGACACCTACACCGGGAACGGCCCGCTGAAGCTCCTCGCGTACCAGCGGCTGACGCTGAAGCAGGTGACCGGCTGATGAGCGGCTTCAAGCCCGACCACGCGGCCATCGCCGCTCTGGTCCACGAGGAATTCGTCCAGGCCGACCTGCGCGAGCGGGCGGCTCGGGTCGTAGAGGTCGCCAAGACCAACGCTCCCGTGGACACAGGGCGGTACCGCGACTCGATCCATGCCGAGGACGGTCCCGACGGGTCGGTCCTGATCGTCTCGGACGTCGACTACGCGGCGGTGGTCGAGTACGGCCGCCGGAACGACTCGCGGCCCGCTCACCACACCATCGCCAACGCTCTCGATGCAGCAAGGGACTGACCATGGCCAAGAAGCTCAAGCTCGCATTCGCCTATCAGGGCCACCAGCCCGGCGACGTCGTGGACGTGCCGGACGAGGCGGTCCAGGACCTCGTACGGGCCGGGATCGGGCACCTGGAGGGCGCGGAGCCGGTTCTCCGGTTCGGTCGGCTCCCCGAGGTCACCTATCCCGTCCACAACGCCCCGGAGGCCCCTACGAAGCCCTCCAAGGTCAAGGCGACGAGCACGCTGCCTGCCGAGTAGGAGGCCGCGGTGACCACTCCCCTGACCGCTCTGGTCTTCCCGGACGTCGAGGAGATGGTCATCCACCAGCTCCTGGACGTCCTCCAGTACGAGGCCTCCACCGTGAGGCCCGAGGGCGACGCCTTCACCGAGGCGCTCCCGTTCGTCCAGGTCACCCGTATCGGCGGCACCCGGGTCACCGGGACCTTCAAGGGCCGTCGACTGCACGACGAAGCGCGCATCTCGCTGGACGTGTACGCCGCCTCCCGCGTGGAGGCCACCGACGCCATGGCCCAAGTCCGGGCCGCCGTCGAACAGATGCAGGGCACCTCCCGGAACGGCGGTCTCGTGTTGCGCACCTGGGAGGAGACCGGGCCGGCTGTCCGCCCCGAGGAGCCCAACTCCAACGTCACGCGCCTCGGCTATACGGCCGGGATCCGCGTTCGACTTGCCTGACCCGCGATCCGCCTGGGCCTCTCCAGGCTCCATTCCAGCCCGTTCGGAGAGGCGCCAGTGGGCCCGTCTTCGTCCAGGCGTCACCCAGTCAAGGAGAACCAATGGCTGACGACACTCAGGTGAGGGTCGGCGTCGAGGGCGCGTTCTACGTGGCCCCGGTCGGCACCACCGCACCGACCGACCCGTACTCCCCCTGGGGTGCCGGATGGATCGACCTCGGCAACGTCTCCGAGGACGGTCTGACTGAGGCGCTCAACGAGAACCGCCAGGAGTTCAAGGCTTGGGGCCGCACCGGTGCGGTCCGTACCCAGGTCACCGAGCGGGCGTCCACCTTCAAGGTCACCTTCATGGAGACCAGCGCGTGGACGCTGGCGCTCTACTACGGCATTGACCTGGCCGACATGACCTCCTCGGGTACCGGCGCCTCGCAGTTCCTCTCCTTCGAGGAGCCCCAGGCCCCGGAGCCCCAGTACTACGCGCTCGGCATGGACGTCATCGACGGCGACAAGCCCGCGCGGATCATCGTGGCCCGCGCCGAGGTCACCGACAAGGGCGACCGCCCGTACAAGTCGGACACCAACCAGGCCTTCGAGCTGACCTTCTCGTCTCTGACCGCCCCCAACGGCGGCAGCGCGATCACGCGCCAGTTCGGCCTGGTCGCCCTCCCGTCCTGACGTGCAGTGGTTCTCGGTCAATGCCGAGAAACCTGCATTCGTCCCCCTGACCACTGGCCGGAGCGTCCTTCGCGGGTCTGCGCTCCGGCCAGTGCTTTGACCCGCGAAGACCCGCGAGAACCCGGAGCACCCCATGAGCAAGCCGAACCGCAAGCGCCTCAACCTGGAGACCCTCCGCGCCCAGCGCCAGGAGGCCCAGGGCGGCAGGGAGCTGGAGGTCGAGCTGGGCGACGAGAAGTTCGTCTTCCCGCTCGCGGCCTGGTGGCCGATGACCACCGTGAAGCAGATCCGCGCTCTGAAGGACGAGGACGCCACGGAGATCCTCGCGCTGATCTCCAGCCAGGAGCAGGTCGACCGCCTCCTGGAGCTGGGCCTCACCCTCGGTGACTTCCAGGACATCATGGAGGCCATCAACGAGGACGCCGGTGTGACGCCGGGGGAATCGACCAGCTCCTCCAACTGATCGAGGAGCACCCTTCCGAACTCCGGGCGGACATCGCCCGGTACTTCCCCGGCCGCTCCCTGAACGAGTTCCACCGCAACGAGTTCGGCAACGGCTCGATGTCATGGCTGGAGCTGTGGGAGTTCGTCCAGGCGCTTCCGTTCGACTCCATGACGCACTCGGCCCGGCGCGGGGACTACGCCCGGCGGCGCTGGACCGAGATGCACTACATGCAGGCCAGCGCGCTGAGCCTCATGCAGTTCATGACCCAGGTCATGTGGGCGGGCCAGGGGCTGGAGGGCAAGCCGCCCAAGCTCGTGCCCTGGGCACCGCCGGATCTGCGTACCCCCGAGCAGCTCGCTGAGGACGAGGCCCGCAAGACCCGTGAGGCGGCCCGCTGGGCCCAGTTCAGAGCCGCGACGCGCCCCGGGGCCCGACAGGACACCGAGTGGGCTCAGCGCCTCGCACAGGCTCGTGAGGAACACCTCCGGCTCGCGGCGCCGGGCCAGCCGGCTCAGACAACCGAATAGGGGGAGCGATGCCCACCAACGTCGGATCCGTCGTCGCCAGCGTCGTCCCCGACGTCTCGGACTTCGCCACCCGGGCCACTGCCGCACTGACCCCGCAGGCCGACCGCCTGGGCCAGAATCTGGGACGCTCCCTGTCCCGGTCGATGACCCGGGCGCTCGACTTCTCGGGGATCGACAACGCCCTCCGCCGCTCCCTGGACACGGCGGAGGCGTCGGCGGCCAACAAGGGCCGCCAGATCGGCAAGCGGTACGGCCAGGCCATGAAGGCCGGGCTCTCCGAGGAGCTGCGCGGCCTCCAGGGCTCCATGGACGTCCGTATCCGCCCCGTCATCGACCGTGACGCCTATCGGGCCGTGCAGGCCGATCTGGACGTCCTCACGAGGACTCGTACGGTCGTCATCAACGCCAACGCGGACACCACGGCGGCAGCGGCCCGACTGGACGGCCTTGCCCGGAACCGCACGGCGACGATCCACACCAACGTCAACGGCTCCCAGGTCGCCCAGGCCGAGAGTGCGATCTCCCGGATCACGGGCTCGGCCTCCGGTGCCGGGGGTGCCGTAGCGGGCCTGGCCTCCAAGGTGGCCCTCCTCGGCTCCGCCGCGCCCCTCGTGGGCTCCCTGGTCAACGTCGTGGCGGCCATCGCCCCTGCGGCGGCTCTGGCGGTCCCTGCGGTCGTGGCCCTGGGATCGGCCTTCGGGGCCATCAAGCTCGGCACCTCCGGGCTGGGAGACGCCTTCAAAGCGGCCTTCGCCCCGTCCGACTCCGCCAAGGCCGTCAAGTCGGCCAACCAGATGGCCAGCGCGGAGCAGGGCGTCAAGCGGGCCGTCGAGCAGGTCGGTGTGGCCCGGGAGAACGCGGCCTCGGCGAACCAGGCGGCAGCCCGCCAGGTCGTCAGCGCGGAGCGGGACCTCACCACCTCCCAGCAGTCGGCCAAGCAGGCCCAGTTGGACCTGAACGCGGCCCGCGAGGAGGCCGTCCAGAACCTGCGGGACCTCCACGACCAGCTCACCCACTCGGCCCTGGACCAGCGCTCGGCCACTCTGGCGGTCAAGCAGGCCCAGGAAGACCTGTACAAGGTCTTGGCCGACCCGAAGGCGAGCGAGCTTCAGCGCGAACAGGCGCAGCTCACGTACGACGAGGCCAAACAGAACCTTGAGGACCAGACCCAGAAGCAGAAGGACCTCAAGAAGCAGGTCGCCGAGGCCGACAAGGCCGGGGTCGAGGGCGCGAAGAACGTCATCGACGCCAAGAAGGCCCAGGCGCAGGCCAACCAGGACGTCAAGGACAAGGAGCAGGCCCTCGCGGACGCGAGGACGGCTCAGGCCAAGACGGCCCGGGACGGTGCCCGCTCGATCGCTCAGGCCCAGCAGGCCGTTGCAGACGCTCAGCAGCGCGTCGCCGAGGCCCAGCAGTCCGCTGCCTCTGGCACGAACAAGCTGAACGACGCCCTGGCCAAGCTCTCCCCCAACGCCCGTGCGTTCGTGTCCTCGGTACAGGGCCTGAAGCCCGCCTGGGACGCCATGCAGCTCGGCGTTCAGGACCGTCTGTTCGCGGGGCTGGGCAGCCGGCTCATGGACGTGGGCTCTCGGGTCATCCCGATCCTCCGGGGCGGCCTGGAGGGAACCGCGGGCGTCCTGAACCGGATGGGCAAGGGCGCCCTGGACGCGGTGAACAACCTGGCCAAGACCGGGATGCTCAAGAAGATCCTGGACGGGGCCACCCAGTCGCTCAAGCCTCTCCAGAAGGCGCCGGGGCAGATCGTCACGGCCTTCGGTCAGATCGCCGTGGCGGCCCAGCCCGCCTTCCAGAGGATCACTGAGGGTCTCGGCGGGGCCATCACGAAGGTCACCGACAGGCTCGGCAAGGCCTTCGAGTCCGGCGCCATGGAGAAGGCCATCGACCAGGCGGTCAGCCTGCTCGGCGACCTGATGGACGTCGGCAAGAACGTCTTCTCGATCCTCGGCGACATCTTCCAGGCCGGGGCCGAGTCCGGTGGCGGCACCATCGGGATGCTCAAGACGATCACTGGCGAGATCGCGAAGATCACGTCCAGCCCCGAGGTGCAGGGCGGCCTGAAAGCCCTGTTCTCGGTGATGGGCAGCCTCGCCAAGACGGTGGCTCCGCTCCTGGGCACGGCCCTGAAGTTCGTGGGCCAGATCTTCGAGAAGCTCGGTCCCCCGATCGAGACCGTCGTGAAGGCCCTCGGCGACGCCCTGAAGCCCGTGATCGACGCCCTGGGTCCCGTCCTGGTGATCCTGGCGCAGGTCATCGGTCAGGTGTTGGTGGCCATCGCCCCCCTGCTCCCCGTCATCGGTGAGCTGATCGCCACCGCGCTCAAGCCGCTGGGTCCGGTCCTCAAGATCGTCGGGCGCCTGATCGAGCAGCTCGCTCCGGTGATCGGCACCCTGGCCGACGCGCTGGGGCCGATCCTGACGCCGATCCTGGAGGGGCTCGGCGGGGTCCTGGAGCAACTGGTCTCGCAGTACGCGGGCATGTTCCTCCAGGTCCTCCAGGAGCTGGCTCCGGTGATCCCCCAGCTCATCCCGCCGCTGGTCGGCGTGACCAAGAGCCTCGGGGACCTGCTGCTGGCCATTTCCCCGCTGCTGCCTCAGATCCTGCTGCTGACGACCCAGTTCGTCGTCAAGTTGCTCCCGGCGATCCTGCCGCTGCTGCCGCCGCTGCTCCAGCTCGTGGACCTGCTGGTCCGGCTGGCCGTCTGGGCGATCGAGAAGGTAGTCCTCCCGGCCATCCAGGGCCTGATCGACTTCGTGAAGGACATGGGGCGCAAGCTCCAGCCCTTCATCGACGCGGTCAAGCACGTCACCGAGTGGATCCACGACAAGTTCCAGTGGCTCTACGACAAGCTCGTTGGCCACTCGATCATCCCGGACATGATCCGGAAGATCCGGGACTGGTTCAACACCGGCAAGCAGTGGATCAAGGACATCTGGAACGCAGTCTGGGACAACACCATCGGCCGCGCCGTCGATGGCGCCAAGACGGTGAACTCCAAGGTGGCCGGGTTCGCCAGGGGCGTCCGGGACCGCTTCGATGACGCCAAGGGCTGGGTCGCCAGCCGGTGGAAGAGCATGTGGTCCGGGGTGTCCGACCGGACCGACTCCATGGCGAAGTCGGTCGGCAACGGCATCCGGGACTTCAAGAACAGCGTCGTCGGCTTCTTCAAGTCGGCGGTCGACGGGATCCAGACGGCCTGGAGCCGCCTGAAGGACGTCGCCAAGAGCCCGGTGAAGTTCCTGATCCAGACCGTCTTCAACGACGGCCTGCGGCAGGTCTGGAACCACACGGCGGCCAAGCTCCCGGGGCTCAAGTCCATCCCGGCGATGGGCCTCCCCAAGGGCTTCGCGACCGGCGGCATCCTGCCGGGCTACACGCCTGGCCGGGACGTCCACCGGTTCGTCTCCCCCACGGGTGGCGTGCTGGACCTGTCCGGCGGCGAGGCCATCATGCGGCCCGAGGTCACCCGGGCCATGGGACGGGGCGGCATCAACGCCCTGAACGCGGCGGCCCGTACGGGCGGCGTGTCCGGGGTCCAGGGCCTGCTGGCCAAGGGGCTCCCCCACCGCGCCTACTGGGGCGGCGGCATCTGGGACGCCCTGACGGACAACCCCGTCACCAACACGGTCAAGAGCGTCGTGAGCGGCGGCATTGACCTGCTCAAGAAGGGTGCCGACTGGGCCCGGGGCGGCGTCGCCGACCTGGCCGAGAAGACACTGAAGCACCTTCTGGGGGTCTCGGCCCTCAAGGTCGACCCCGGCGCCCAGACCTGGTCCGGCCTGGTGGGCAGCGTCCCGGTGATGCTCGCGGGCAAGGTCGTGAGCTTCCTGCGGGGCAAGGAGGACGACGGAGCCGGAAGCAGCGCGTCGCTGAAGGGCTACAAGCCCTCGGCGGGCGTGAAGCAGTGGACCTCCGTGGTGCTCCAGGCCCTGAAGGAGGTCGGACAGCCGGCCAGCCTCCTCAGCTCCACGCTGCGTCGCATGCAGCAGGAGTCCGGGGGCAATCCCCGGATCGTCAACACCTGGGACAGCAACTGGCAGCAGGGCCATCCGTCGGTCGGCCTCATGCAGGTCATCGGGCCGACGTTCCGGTCCTACGCGGGCAAGTACAAGAACAAGGGCCCGTTCCTCTACGGGACCTCGGTCGACCCGCTCGCCAACGTGTACAGCTCGATGAAGTACGCCCTGGCGGCCTACGGGTCGCTGCACAAGGCGTACGACCGGGCTGGAGGCTATGCCAGGGGCGGCTTCCCCAGCAGGGGCGAGGTCGCCTGGGTCGGCGAAGAAGGCCCGGAGCTGGTCCGCTTCCTCGGGCCCGCTCAGGTGTACCCGCACCACGAGTCGATGCGTATGGCTCGCGGCATGGGGAGCATCCCGGGCTTCGCCAAGGGCGGCACCATCTCCGCCGAGGGCAAGGGCAGCATCGCCGCCGTCATCGGCAAGGCGTTCCTGGAGGGTCTCCAGGGCTCCACCACGGAGATCAAGAACGCTGTCGCCAAGGTGACCACCGCGATCAAGAACGCCTTCAAGGGCGTGAAGTCGTCCATAGACGACAAGCTCCTGAAGTCGCTGGCCGCTTCGAGCACCAAGCTCCAGGCCCTGGCGACCAAGCGGGATCAGATCGCGGCGCAGATCGCGGCGGCCAAGCAGATGGCGACGGACCAGACGGCCGCCGGGAAGTCCTTCGCATCGATGACGTCCCTGCCCAACGGCGGGAACACCTTCGACGCCAAGGGGATCCTCTCGGGCCTGCGGGTCCGCCTGGGCCAGCTCAAGGCCTTCTCGGCGAACATCGGCAAGCTCGCCAAGATGGGGCTCTCCAAGGAGTTGCTCCAGCAGATCATCTCGGCGGGCCCCGACTCTGGAGCCGCGTACGCACAGGCTCTGGTCAACGCCACCCCCGCAGAGCTGAAGTCGATCAACGCCGCTCAGGCGCAGATCGACAAGGCCAGCAAGCAGTACGGGAACGCGGCGGCCGACGCCATGTACGACGCGGGGTCCAAGGCGGGCGACGGCTTCCTGACGGGCCTGAAGGCCCAGCAGAAGGCCATCGAGAACCAGATGTCCGACCTGGCCAAGGCGATCCAGAAGGCCATCAAGAAGGCCCTGAAGATCAAGAGCCCGTCCCGGGTCATGGCCGAGATCGGCGAGCACGTCGGTCAGGGCCTGGTCATGGGCATGGACGCCACCCACCAGGCGGTCGTCACGAGCGCCAACCAGATGGCTGGGGCCGTCCAGCGCGGTGTGGGGATCGAGCCGGCTGCCCGCCAGGAGCGGGTCCGGGACCTCCATCTCCACACCACCACGACGGAGAAGCCGACTAAGCAGGCGTTCCTGGAAGCCGTGCGCGACTACAACGCGCTCTACGGCGCCCAGATCGCCATGTGATCAGAACCCGGAGGGGCAGCAATGCCGATCTTTGTACGCCCCTCCGGGGAACTCCCGGTCGGCAACAACCCGCCACCGATCGATCCGCTGGAGGTGCCCAGCCTCTCCTGGACGGACGCTCAGGGGCGCACGACGCTGCTGTCCGACTGGGAGAGCGGCTGGGTCCTCCAGCCCGGTATCCGGGGCCTGGACTTGCCCGGCTACGACTTCTACACCGATGCCTCCCCGCAGATCGACGGCAACGCCCTGCGGGGGCTTCGGGCCCAGGCCAGGGAGGTCTTCCTCCCTGTCGCCTTCTTCGACACGGACCGTGCAGCCTTCATGGCCCGCAAGCGGTCCTTCATCCGCACCCTGAACCCCTATTTGGGGCTGGGGACCCTGACGCTCACCGAGGCCGACGGCTCGTACCGCACGATCGAGGCGCACTACGTCTCGGGCTTCGAGGGCGACACGGGCCAGGACTCCTCCGGCCTGCACTGGCAGACCGTGGGCCTCACCTTCTCTTGCCCCAGCCCGTACTGGCTCGGCGAGTCGGTGCAACTGGAGTTCGGCGCCGGGGCCACCGGCAACTTCTTCCCGGTGCTGCCGGTGGTCGTCCGGGACTCCCAGGTCCTGGGCGCCACGGTCATCGACAACCCTGGGGACGCTTCCGCCTTCCCGGTCTGGATGATCCACGGGCCCGCCACGTCGGTGGTCATCTCCAACGACACAACGGGCCTGAGCTTCTCTGTGACGGCCTCTCTCGGCTCCTCGGACGTCCTGGTCGTGGACACCCGCGAACGGGTCCAGACGGCCGTCCTGAACGGCACGACGAACTGGTGGCCCAACCTCGCCGCCGACTCGGATCTGTGGAGCCTCCAGCCCGGTCTGAACAACGTCTCGCTGACGCTCGTGGGCACGAACAGCAGCACCACGGTTCAGCTCGACTACCAGCCTCGCTACCTCACCGCGTAGGGGGTGGAGATGTCCTTCGACGCGGCCCCTGTCACCGTCCAGGTGCGGGACCGGAACCTCCAGATCCTCGGCGTGGTGGACGACTTCACCTCACTGACCATCACTCCGCGGTTCAACGCCGTGGGCGCGTTCGTCTTGAACATCTCGGCGGACTCGCCCAAGGCGGACCTCCTGCTCCCCGGCAACGGTCTGATCATCCGGCGGGGTTCGGGCGTGCTGATGTCCGGCCCGATCCGGGAGCCGAACTGGCAGCGCTCCGACAGTGACGGCGGCACCGGATCCCTGACGGTGAACGGCGTGGACGACCTGACCCTCCTGGCCGGGGCGACCTGCTGGCCCAACCCAACATCCGCGCCGGGCTCCCAGACGAACTCGGTGTACAAGATTTCGGGAGTCGCGGCCGAGACGGCCATGCGAGCCCTGGTGAACCTGAACATCGGGCCCGGGGCCCAGGCCGCCCGGAAGATCTCGAACCTCACGCTGGCCGCCGACGGTGGCCACGGGGCGGCTGTCACCAAGCAGGTCAACCAGTTCGACAAGCTCTTGGACGTCCTCCAGGACATCGCCAAGACGGCCGGGCTGGGCTTCCGGATCGTGCAGGTCGGCAGCAACCTTCAGTTCCAGGTCTACGAGCCGGCTGACCTCTCGGCCTCCGCGAAGTTCTCCTTCGGCCTGGGCAACCTGACGGACGCCTCGTACTCCGTGACCGCCCCGACCTGCACCAAGGCCGTCGTGGTGGCCGGAGGCAGCAGCAGTCCCCGCGTGGTCTCCGTGACGACACGGGCAGACCCGAACTTCCCGGGCCCGTGGATCGAGCAGTTCGTGGACCTCACGAGCGTCGACACCGCGTCCACCGACCTCACCGCGCAGATGACCCAGGCTGCCAACGAGGCCCTGACCTCAGGGGCCGCTCAGGGCAACCTGACCGTGACCCCCATCGACACGCCGCGCCTCCAGTTCGGGCGCGACTACACGGTGGGCGATCAGGTCTCGTGCCAGGTGAGGGACGACTTCTTCACGGACGTGGTCCGCGAGGTCAACATCACCTTCGACGCGCAGGGCGGCTACGTCGCCAAGGCCGTCATCGGCTCCTCGGACTCCACGAACAACCAGGACGCCCTGGCCCGGATGTACCAGTACTTCGCCCGCATCGTCACCCGGCTGAGGCGTGTGGAGACGCGCAAGCCTTCGTAGCCCCAAGGAGGCTTCCATGGCCCAGAGCAGCTTCCCCTTCGGCTCCTCGCAGATCACCACCGAGGACCAGTGGTCGAGCTACTTCCGGATGTTCCAGGTGGATGGCGTCTTCGAAACGAGCGAGAGCGGCTCGGGATTGAAGGTCACCGCCTCGAACGCCTCCACCGTCTCGGTCGCCGCTGGTGAGGCCGTGATCCAAGGGACGTACTACGGCAACAGCGCAGCGCTGAACGTCAACGTCCCCACCAACTCCGGCGGCACGTCGACCCGCAACGACCTGATCGTCCTACGGCGCGACCCTTCGGCCGACTCCACCACGGTGCAGTACAAGACGGGCGGCACGAGCTTCCCGTCACTGACACAGACCCTCAACGGCACCTGGGAGATACCCCTCGCGCGAATCACTGTGGCCGCTGGAGCTTCTGTCGTGCCGCCGTCGGGGGTCACGGACGTCCGCTGGTTCGTAGGCCGCCCTGCGGTCTTCGGCAGCTCCGCATACCGCCGTCCTCCGGTGCGGGGTCAGCTCCACATCGACAACGGCACGGACCTGTACCTCGGCGACGGGACAAGCTGGAACTTCCTCGGGACCGCCGAGCCCCTGGCGGCCAAGACCTACACCCCGGTGTGGACGGCCGGCTCCACGACGATCAACTGGGGCACGGGCAGCCAGAACATCGGCCGGTACAAGCGGCTCTCGGGCAACCTCTACTGGGTCAAGATCCAGATCATCCCGACCGGCAACCCTCCGGCCTACGACGACCCGATCAACGTCACTCTCCCGTTCCCCGCTCAGGGATCCACACGCGATCTGTTCCACGTGAACATGACCTCCGCCAACGGTGAGAACGCCGCCATCGGTACGGCCGCGGCCTTCCCCTCCGAAGGCGCCAACAAGATCAGTCGGATCCGGTTCCCCCTGGCCGACGGCGGCCAGTTCGGCGTCAGCCACCCCGAGGTCACGAACTGGCAGACCAACTACCCGATCAACTTCCGTGACGGCGACTGCATGACCATCACCGGCACGTACGAGATCGCCTGACCCCCACACCCAGAACCAAGGAGGGGCCATGGCCCGTCATTTGTTCGGCCTCTCCCCTGCGGACGTCACCGCCGAGCAGGTGGGCGAGGACCTGAAGCTCCGGCCGGGATCCGTTGGAACCGTCTGGGACGCCTACACCGGCGGTACCCATATCACCGACCTGACCGACTTGGCGGGGGCCCCGATCACCTCCGTCACCTCGGATGCCAACTCTGTAGTCGGGTTCTTCGGTCCCGACGGGATCACCACCCTGTACCTGGATTTCGGCCTCACCGGCTATCGGGTTCTGATGCAGGCGACCGATCTCGGGGACTCGATCGCAGACCTTGAGGCCAACAAGCTCGAACTCACCGGCGGCGCCATGCAGGGTCCCCTGGTCCTTCAGGGGAGCCCATCAGGCCCTACCGAAGCGAGCACCAAGGCGTATGTCGACAGCAGTGCGGCCACCGCGGCGAGCGGGGCCGTCTCGGCGCACACGGCAGCCGGCGACCCTCACGGCGACCGGGCCTACGCCGACAGCCACTTCCTTCCGTTGTCGGGCGGCACGCTCTCGGGTGCTCTGGCCCTGTCCGGACCGCCCGCCTCGCCCCTGCACGCCGCGACGAAGGCGTACGTGGACGCGGCAGTGCCGGTCACCTCGGTCAACACCAAGACCGGCGCTGTTGTTCTGAGCGCCCCCGACGTCGGCGCGCTGCCCGCCTCGGGCGGCACGGTCTCCGGCAACCTCACCGTCTCCGGCAACCTCAGCGTGACCGGCGTGGGCCGGACCCTGTTCGCCCGTAAGACATCGGACCAGTCCATCACCTCGTCCACGACCTTGACGAACGACAGTCAGCTCGTGCTGCCGGTGGTGGTCAGTGCGACGTACACCCTGTTTCTGATGGGCGTCTTCTCGGGCGGGACCACGGGAGACATCAAGTTCGACTGGACCGTCCCCTCCGGCACGGTGCTCCGCTGGTCCGATCAGACAGGCGCCTCCGGGCTGCACTCAGACGCGGACACGTACTCGGCTCCGGGCGGCACCACCCAGGTCGCCTTCCAGATCTGGGCCACGGTGGTGACCTCATCCACGGCGGGCAACGTGCAGTTCCGGTGGGCTCAGAACGCCTCCGACACGACCGCCACCATCGTGAGGACGAACTCGTATCTCCAGCTCACCCGCGTCGCCTGATCAGCTTGCGACCCCGGCACCGTGGGATCCCAAGGTGTCCCCTGGCCGGCGGGAGTTCCTGGGTGTGGTTCGCCCTGGGGACGGGTCCATGAATTCGACCGCCCCTGTACTACAGGGGAAGTTACTGTGTCGGTATGGACGGTGCGGTCTCCTTCACGAGCCTGTTTGACGGTGCGCGGCGGTTCGCCCGGTCGGCATTGGAGGCCCATGGCCTGGAAGACCAAGAGGTCTTCCTCCTCCACGCCGGGGTAAGCATCGAACGACTGGCCAAAGCCGCACTGGTGAAGAAGAGCCCCTTCCTCCTGATGGAGATGAAGGGCAAGGACGACACCCTCTTCCACCTCACCGGAGTTCGCCAGGCAACCAAGCTCAGGACGGTGGGAGCCGGCCAGGCCATCGACCGCCTCCGGGCCATGGCAGTACTGCCTCAGCGTGACCCGGACCTGGACGGGCTGATCGAGCTGCGCAACGGTGTGGCGCATCTGATGGCGCCGGTCGATGAGGCATTCGACGCCCTCACCGTCTTCTGTCGGGTGACCAACCAGTTGCTGGACCACCTGGCCTTGAATCAAGAGCATTACTGGGGCTCCTGGTCCGTTCTCGTGGGCATTACACTCAATGACGCCCAGGAGAAGGTGGAGCGGGACATTGCACGGCGGATCGAGCAGGCACGGCGCCTACTCAAGAAGCGCTTCGAGGACCTGCCGCAGGAGGCCTTGGACAGCTTCGTGGCGACACGACCACAGTTGGACTACGGGCTTCAGATCGCCGATGAGCGCCCGCTCAAGGCCTTCGTCCCTTGGAAGTGTCCCGCCTGCGGGCACACCGCCGTCGTCACCACAGGGCCCCCAAACCGCATCACGTACGGTGAACCCGCACAGTCCTCTCCCGAGGGTCTCCTGTGCTTCGTCTGTCGGTTCTCCCTGAACCCGAACGAGATGCAGGCAGCAGGCATACCGAACAGCATCCCTCTGGTGGACGAGTCCGGAGCCAGGTTGCTCACAGACGTCGAGGAGTTCCTCTGGTCTCCCCAGCCGGAGGTCGATGATGACTTCGACGGCTGACCCGATCGGTCCCCTCAGACGCCCTAGCTCCCCCGCCAGGCCGGGTGTCTCAATTCAATCGCGCCTGCAGTACAGGGGCAGTTACCGTCCATCCATGGACGATTCGCTCTCGTTCGAGAGTTTCTTCGGGAGCGCGAAGAAGGCCGCTCACCTCGCCATGGGTGATCACGGTCGAGGGGACTACTCCGAGTTCGCGCTCCACGCTGGCGTGTCCGTCGAGCACCTCGCCAAGGCCACGCTCTTCTCCAAGAACCCGATCTACATCGCCGAGATACGTAGCGCGGACATGCTGCTGCATTTCGGTGGTGATCTTCCGCTCCCCATGGAGAAGGTCCGAACCGTCGGGGCTAAGGACGCTGTCGCCCGGCTCAGAAGGATCGGTGTGCTGGGAGCGGATAGCGATCTCGACCTTCTGATCGAGATGCGCAACGGTGCTGCTCACGCCTCCAGCAACGGCGACAAGGCCAAAGAGATGGTCTTGCCCTTTGCCCGCACCATCCAGGTACTGCTTGATCACCTCGGCGAGAAGCTGGTGACCTTCTGGGACCGGTGGACAGATGTTGTCTATGCCGCCGTGAATGAGCAGGAGGACCAGGTCGCTCGGGACATGCGACTCCGAATGACTCACGCCCGGCACGCCTTCGATGATCGTTTCAAGGGACTGCCCGACCACGTCAAGCAGCATGCCCTGGCACCACCTGGCCCGACCCTGGATGAGGTGCTGTCCACCCCCTTGGACATCACAAGCAACGGCAACCCGGCCATGCTGGTTTCCGGAGGCGCCTGCCCCGCCTGTACCGGCCCTGCGATTCTCCGCTTTGAGCGCACGTCTCGCGTAGGTACGAAAACGACGTACGCCCCAAACGGTTTCGCCTGCCACCTGTGCACCTTCCGAGCGGAGGGCTACGAGGAAATGGCTGCTCTACGCAAGGTTTTCCCCGATCCAAGCGCGCCCACACTGACCTTCGACCAGCACGAGGACAGCTAGGACCCCCTCTGGTGAAGGCCTAAACACAGGCATCAAGGCCTCACAAGGCCCCGGCTCCCCGGCCGGGGCTTTCGCATGCCCCCCACAGCGCGGATCTTCGTGCGCACACCCCGCTAGGAGGTCCCCTTGTTGCTCCCTGAGCTGCTCAGGCTCGCCGCAGCCGAGGACTCGGGCCCCGACGTCGGCAAGCTGATAGGCCAGTTCGCCCAGTACGGCGTTGTCGGCCTGATCGTGGTTCTGCTGATCCTCGGCGTGATCGTCCCGAAGTACGTCATGACCTCCCTCACGGCCGACCGCGACAAGTGGCGCGAGGCCTTCGAGAAGGAGCGCGACGCCCATCAGCTCACCCGCGAGCAGCTCGCCAAGGCCGAGGAGCGCGGGGATGTTGCTGTCGAGCAGGGGAAGACGTTGACCCATCTCCTCGAAGAGCTGGGTCATCGGCCTCAAGTGCACGGGAGCGTCTGACCATGTGGCCCTTCACTCGACAGATCCATGGGTCTCCCGAGGCGGAGACCGCGATGAGGGCCGCCGAGAAGTCCCTCCAGGATGCGCAGGCCCACCGCCCCGAGGTGGAGGCCAAGCTCACCGAGAGCCGCCGGGTGAAGGAGCAGCTCAAGGCCCACAACAGAGCGAACCGGTACAGCGACTGGATCGAGTCCGTCGTCCTGGGCCGGCTCAGCGGCTGATGAGGAGAGGTCACCCGTGTACGTCATCGCCCTCTACGTCTTACTGGTCGCCGGGCTGCTCTTCGCCCTCGGCTTCCTGTCGGTCCACCGGCCCCGGTACTTCTTCCGGCTCACCGAGGTGAACGCCTCGTACTGGGTCATCGTCGTAGCCCTCTGGTATGTGCGGAGTCTCGCCCTTCTGGCAATCCGCGGTGCCCACCCTGCGGGGGTGTGGTGGGACGCCCTCTTCGCGCTCGGCCTCCTGGCCGCGATCGACGTCCTGCTGATCGTCCGCTTCTTCTCGTACATCGCGTTCCTGCGGAACCACCCCAAGGGGCCGCCGACGGCTTCCTGAGCCGTCCCCCCAAGCCGCCCCCTCCGGTCTCATCCCCCCTTGGCCGGAGGGGGCTTTTTCATGCCCGCCAGACCCCCGAGGAGCCCCGCATGAAGCTCGTGACCCGAACCCAGCTCGGATGGCCCGCCTCGGCCGCTCCGACCCAGACCTCCACCAAGGGCGTGAAGGTCCACTACGAGGGGACCGAGGTCTCCACCAAGCTCCTCACCGATCACGCCGCGTGCATCGCCGAGTGGCAGGCCATACGCAAGAGCCACCTGGCCAACCAGAAGGAGAACTACGCCGATATCGCGTACAACTACGGCGCCTGTCCCCACGGCTACCTCCTGGAGGGACGGGGCATCGGCAAGCGCACCGGGGCCAACGGCAACCAGCCCCTGAACGTCGCGCACTACGCCATCGTCGGCCTGGTGGGATCCTCCGGCCTGACCGAGCCCACGGACGAGATGCTCGGCGCGATCCGGGACGGCATCGAGCTGCTCCGCCAGCACGGCGCCGGAGACGAGATCCTGGGCCACCGTGACGGCTACGCCACCTCCTGCCCCGGAGGCCCGCTCTACGCCTGGGTGCAGAAGGGCGCTCCCCGACCCAAAGACACCGAGCCGGCCAACCCTCCGGCCAAGCGGTACGAGCCTTTCCCCGGGGCCGCATGGTTCACGATGGGTCGGAAGAGCCCGATCGTGGCCCGCATGCACGACCGCTTGGTGGCCGTGGGCTGCAACAAGTACAAGAGCAGCGCCAACAAGGACACCATCGGCTCCGGCGACAAGGCCTCGTACGAGGCCTGGCAGCGCAAGCTGGGCTTCACCGGCTCGGCGGCCACCTGGCCTCCGGGCAACGCGAGCTGGGTGGAACTGAAGGTCCCCAAGGGCTGAACAGACGTGTCTCTGGCAGGACACCAGCGCCCCCGATCTCCCGTGTGGAGGTCGGGGGCGCTGTTCTGCGTTGTGGGGTGCTACTGGCCGCCGAGGAGATGCGCCTTCTGCTGCTCGAACTCGGCCTGGGTGAGAATGCCCTGCTGTAGCAACTGCCCGAGCTTCGTCAGCTCGTCGGCGACGGACGGAGCTGCCGCAGTCGGCTGCTGCGGTGCGTGCTGCTGGGCTATAGCGGCGTCCAGGGCTTTACGGAGTTCCTCAAACGCGGGCATCTGCTGCTTGGTGAACACCACGGAGTTCTCGTCCTTGATGGCGTCCTGGGTCTGACTGCCGAACTTGGACCGCCTCTCGACACCGCCAGGGATCCCGAACTGGATGAAGCCGTTGACGACAGCCCCGGCGGGCTTCCACTGGACGCTGGCGATCTGGCTGATGTGAAGGCGTTTCTCGCCCTTGCCGACGATGGACCGAGCCAGGAATCCCTTGCGGATAATCGTTACGTACTGGCCGTCGAACTGGATCTGTCCGGTCTTGCCCTTGACCTCGATCACGTGGCCTTCTCTTCTCGCGATGCTGCTGTTGGAGGCGCCATCGTGCCAGCCCAGACCGTCGATATGGAGAGCATGAGGCCAACATGTGACAAAAATATGCCCATCCCATGCATCTATGGCCTCGGGCGCCCTGGATCAGGTCAGCGGGATGTCGAACTCGACCACGGTGGTGTCGCCCCGGCGGACGATCGGGGAGGCCACCTCCACGACCCGGCCGTCTTGGGCGATGTGGCGCCTCGTGTACCTGAGCACGGGCACACCGGAGCCGATCTTCAAGGTCTTGGCCTCGTGCTCCGTCGGCATACCGCAGGTGAAGGATTCCCTGATCAGGGTCACTTGGATGCCCAGGGTAGCCATCTGGGCCACCGTGCCGCCCGGCCATGGCTCGTGGATCGGGTCCGCCACTGGGGTCCCCTCCACGTCGCTCCAGCGGACGTACGAGGTGCTCATCTGGTGGGGGTGGTCGTTGTCGAAGAAGACGAAGTGGCGGGCCAGCAGCGGCTCTCCCACCTCGCATTCGAAGAGGAACGCCAGCTCCGGCGTGGCCTCCACCTGCTCGAACTTCTTGTCCAGGCGGTACTCGCTCCACCCGATCTGCTGATCTCGGGTGAACGGGGTCGACGGCACGCCCAGCTTGTTGCGGTACCGGTCCGACGTCAGCCGGTGGATCGGTGGCCTCTCCCGAACCCGGGTACCGGCGCGCGCCCTTGTCTCGATGAGCCCCTCGTTCCGCAGCAGCGCGAGGGCGTTGCGGATCGTCGTCTCGGAGACCTCGTACCGCTCGGCGAGAGCCGGGAGCGTCGGGATCTGATCACCGATCCGGTACTCGCCGGAGTTGATGCGGTTCCGCAGGTCGGCAGCGATGCGCAGGTACCCCGGCTGTTCCATGCCCCACCACCGTTTCGAGTGATCGCCACCATTCTGCGCACACATATTGCCTGCCGGAGCTTGACCAGCGCCAACCCCGCCCGCCAATCTGTGCAACAGATAATGGCTATCTGATACACAGAAAGCCGTGAAACCGGGGGACAAGCATGTCCGAATCGGGACAGACGTGGCGCCGAGAATTCAAGGCGCATCCGGCCGAAGCTCGCCAGGTTCGAGAGTGGGTCGACACCCGCTTAGGCCACCCGGATGCCCCGCAGGTCGCCAACGAGCTGTTCGTCTCCGTGCTGGCCAGCGGGACCGAGACGGTTCGCATGACCCTCTCCACGGCAGGCTCACGCGCTCGGGTGACGGCAGCCGGCTCGGTCGAGCTGAAGCTCCACCACAGCCACGGTCCCGGCTTCTTCATCGTCCACGGCCTCACCACCCTCTCCGGACTGAACACCGACGGAAAGGGGTTGTGGGCCCAGCTCGACTCCAAGACCGAGAGGACGGAGCAGTGACAGACGAGTACCGGGAGGCCTACAAGGCTCTCTACGACCACGCCCTGGAGTGTCCGGACTGCCCGGGGGACTGTGCCGAAGGAGCCGTCCTGCGCGAGGCCCTGAGGGAGGCCCGATGACCATGTGCATCCACGGCGACCATGAGTTCCCGATCGAGGACGAGACCGGCGCCTACTGCGAGGAGCACGGCGTGACCCTGCTCCGGAACCCTCCGGACTTCGGCTGGGACGACCTGCTCGAAGAACCGGGTCGTCACCGCCGCGCAGGAGAATCCGCTCCCGGCGCTACGCCTTCGGGCTCGTGA